TCTTCTCTGTATGCAATAGAGAGGTATCTCCACGCATCTGCACCATGACTTGTCCAATCGTGTCTAGGTTTATCCCTAAAAACCTTCTTGTCCTCATCATATTCTCGTTGGTACTGTCTTAGACATTCTATACCTTCTTGACATTTAGTGTCAAACCAAGCCCTTTGTAATGCCATCCTTGATGCTTGTATTCCATCTTGTAATGATAGATTAGGTACTATTTTAAGCGTTTCTATAGGTATTTTCGTAGCTATTTGCTCAATTACTGACTTGCCACCACTACTTAGTGTCTTTGCTCTAGCATCGTGAGGTAACCAATGCGTACCATATTTGTACCCATATTCTCTCTCTTTAGACTTAATTAAGTTCGTATAGTAGTCAATGTTCTCACCATTACTTGAATGATAGTCTAAGACTCGTATCTCACCATGCACAGCTTGAAACCAAAAAATTGCTGTATCATCGCTGTAACCCAAGTCCCATGCAGTATGACAAGGAAACATAGGATCGTATTCAACATTAGTGATTCTGCTCTCATCTGTAAGATTACGCATCTCTTTGCCAAAATATGCACCAACTATGGCAGCCTCAAATGAACATTCAAACTCTTGGAGATACTGATCGGGAGTCATTGAGCCAAACGCATCCTTTAACTCAGCATCAGGTATTAGTTTAGTTTGACTAGCCCTAAGAACTCTAACAAACCAATTTTCTTGTTTTTCAGCATTAGAAAATACATCATAAAACGCATTGTGGCCTTTGGGTGTGCCTATGAACACAGCCCAACCCAATCTATCGCTTAAAAGTGGTCTTAAAACACTTCCCCATACACTAGGCTTCATATCGGCATATTCGTCTAAGATTACCCCATCTAAGTACAAACCCCTTAATGCATCAGGATTATCAGCACCGAACAAACGAATTCTTGACTTGTTGAATAATTCAATCCATAATTCAGATTGGTTTTGATTCGTTCTAAAAGGCTCTGAAAATTTTAATAAGTATTGCCAGGCTATAGATTTAGACTGTGCGTAATAAGGTGCAATGTATGCGTACTGAGCATCTTTTTTATTTTCTAATAGAGCTTTAACTATCAATTCATTTATGCAAGCCACAGTCTTTCCACAGCGTCTATGAGCAACTAATACTGCCCATCGTTCTTTACGCTTATGAAAGTCCTCAAATACTTCTCTAGGTCTGTATTTAAGTTTTATGAGTCTCATCTGCCCATGCTATCCGTATTTCACCACCATCAACCCCTGAATGTTCATGTGATTGAGTCTCTTTCCATCTAGCCCTAGTCTTTAGCCAAAAGATTGCAGCAGCCGTATTGCCCTTCTTTGCCTGATTAAACAAAGTCCCTGCAATAGCTGAGTTAGCATCAATTCTTCCTTCGTCTAGTTCCTCTTGATAATATTTTACTAGCGTATCTGAGGATATTTTTAACCTTAAAGCAATGTCCTCGTGAGGCACTCCAAGAGCTGATAATCGCCTAGCAGTATCTCTATCTTGTTGCTTTGGTTCATGTTTTTTGCCTTGAGCCATTTTATAACTCCGAAAGTTGTTTAATTTCGTTTGTTAAAATATCAGAAATTTGTTTTATTGTGTTGTTTTTTTCAAACAAAACATTATTTTTCCATTGTTTTTGTATGTTTAATAATGCTTGATAATTACTTGCATTGTATTGTTGTAAATCTTCTGCACCATTTATTAAAAATTGTTCATAATCAACAAGTTGAGCCTGTTTTAGGGTATTAGCACAAGTCTTGTCAAATAACAGTACACAATGACAAGCTAAACTTTCATAAAATCTGTTTGCTAAGTTGTTAAAGTGTTTATGTGTAAATTCATCTTCTATGTATAAAGAATACCTAAAATTTAATAAAGCTGGCTTTTTCCATCCAAATTTTGCAATAGGTTTTGCTTTTGATCCTATATGTAAGAATTTTTTATGATTTTTTGTGCTAGTTGATAAATAAACTTGATTTGTTAAATATTTCTTAAAATATTGTTCTCTATTAGGTCTATATGTGCCGTAATATATAAAATCATGCGTTTTAAGCGTTACAGGCTTTTCATCAAACAACAATGTATTTAAATTAACTGAGTAATATCTTTTAAAACAACTAAACTTTACAGCACCTAATTCGTAATTTGATAGCATAAAACTAGAAGTTTTTTTAAATATCTTAAAAAATTGCCCATTTGGTGCTAAGTTGTATTCATTTGTTAGCCATCCCCAAATAGAATCTTTATTAATTTCTTCTATTTTTTCCAATTCATGTATTAACGGAAATTGTGTTGCGTATGACACCAATATTAAATCATATTTTTTTTGAAATCTTTTAGAATTTTCATTGATGTATAAAATATCAACATTAAAACTTAATTTTTTCAATTCTGTTTGTATAGCTAACGCATTTCTTACATGAGCATCTATAGGATTTACAGCTTTAGGTACGGTCTCAATAATTAAGATGTTAAGCATTTAAAATAGCCATAAACGCATCAAAACCAATTTTTTCGCTAGTAATCCCTAATTTAGCTTTAATTATTTCTTTTTGTGCTATGTTTTCACATTTGACAATAAAATTTACATTTTCATTAATTTCATCAAATTCTTCAATAAAATCGGCTTGGAATTCTTCTGTCAATGCAGCAAATTCCTCTTGATTAAACCCTAAAAGTGATAAATCAAAATCAGTATTTTGTAAATCAGTTATTTCTAATTTTAATAATTCTGAATCCCACCCTGAATTTAAAGCTAGTTTATTGTCGGCTATAATGTAAGCCTTTTTTTGGGTTTCTGTCATATCTGAGCAGTCAATCGTTGGAACTTTATTTAATCCAAGTTTCCTTGCTGCCATCAGTCGGCCATGACCAGCTATGATTCCTACTCCATCCACTAAAATAGGATTTCTAAATCCGAATTCTTTTATGGATGCTGCTAATTGTGCCACCTGGGCATCATCATGGGTTCTTGAATTATTAGCGTAAGGAATTAGCTTTAATACTTCAATTTCTTTGATTTGCATATAATCTCAAGTAGTTGATTTATATTGGTTTTATTTTAACACTAATTTTTAATCTATGTAGCCAAACTTTTTAGCATATTTAATTGAGTCTGCATCCATTGAAATAGGTATCTTGTCTAATCCTTGATCTCTAAGAAATGCGTATCTATGCCTACCATCACCAAAAACAACACTACCATTTGGTCTGACATGGACTTCACTTGCTCGCATTGATGGTGCAGTCTTTAAAAATTCTTCTACACCTTGATATCTTTTTCCAATAGCGTTTTCAGTTCCACCTTTACCAATATAACCAGTTTCATCTTTTTTAAACGCATTTTCAAACTTATCTGTGTTTACATACTCTATTTTATTGCCTTGTCTAGCTTCTACAGGATGTAATGTAACTGGTATAGTTCTGTCTTGGACAGTTATTGTAGGTTCTAATTTATTTATTTGTTCTTCTATTATGTCTTTACGACTTAAAGGTTCATTGTTTCTTTCTAGTATTTTCATGTTTTTAGCATTAAAAGGGACAAAATTAGATGTGCCACCTTCTTTTCTACTTATTGCATCCAAATACTTTATTCCTGTAATACCTTTGCTTTCAAGATATTTTGATGCCTCTACTTGATTTTCATTAAATTTATATTTAAGTTTGTCGTACAAGTCTTTACCTTTTAAAGTTGGATCATCTTTTAAATCCATTTCTAAAAAGTCTTTTACCCATGAATCTTTTTTTGCATCTTTTTTTAATAAATTCATTAGGTTCTTTTGTTCTGCAATAGGCTTATCCCAATCTAACATTTTTGGAATAGCTTTGTCAGCAACATCTACCTTATACATATAAGCCTCTAATTTCTCAGGCTTTGTTAATTCAGGTTCAATTAATGATTTATACATTCTTAGCTGCGTAGGACTTAAATCCCTCACAACGCTTTTTACATCTTGCATATTGTTTACTTGAGATAGATTTCCTAAAATTCCTTGAAAATCCTCAATTTGACTAGGTGATAGCTTTTTTTCTGCAATAACATCTGACCATCTTTGGGATATATCATCATTCCAAGGAGTATCAACTTTTCTACCTTTAAATATTAATGGTGCACTTTCAATATCTGTAAATGCGTTGTAATATTCTTGTGCAACTTTGGGATTTTCTGCAACATATCCTGCACCATGTCCATAAGACTGTGCACCTTCGCCAGTTCCAACTTTGCTTGCATCAAACGCTTCAAATTTATGTGGACTAGCGTGCCAAGTTGTAATACTAGGCATCATTCCTTGTTTCTGTAACATATCCTCAGTCATGCGATATGCTTGCTCTCCCATTGCTTTTCCTACTGGTTTAGCTATTGCTACAGCACCCTTAGCTATTGGTGTTGGGTTTACAGGTATAAATTCACCTAGTTTTTGGGCTAATTTACCCTCATAAGTCGTAGGTTTAGCAGGTAAAAAGTCTTGAATTTCTTTAGTTGTAGGTAATCCTTGTGCATTTACAAGAGTTCCTAAGTTGTCTGTAATTAATTGATTGATATCACCAGGCAATCCAGCCATCGCAGTTAAAGCACCACGACCAGCACCATATATTGTGTTACCCAATGCACTCATAGCAGGGCCAATAATATTAGCAGTAGCATCGACAGGTTGTCCTGCACGATTTCTACCTCTTAATAAACTAGCAAGTTTTTCGTTCTCAGCCATCAGAATGGGTCTTTTACTATCTTATTAAATGCTTTTGTTATCTTTTCTTTACGCATAATCCTTTCTTTTTCTTTTTTATCAAGCGTATTCTGATAACCTTTTGGTGCTTTAAGACTAAAATCTAGTTTTTTAGGTTCGTTCTTCATTTCATGTGCCTATCGTAAGCATCTTCAATTGTTGTTCGTCTAGCAGTCTTAGCTGACTCTTTAAAGTCTTTAGCACTAGGTGCATCCTTAGAGCCTACCTTGTTCATCTTTTCGCCAGAACCTTTTGCTATTCGTTCTCTTTTAGCGTGAATATTAGAATAAAGTCCGTTTTTCATTAGCATCCCCATCGTTTTAAACTTGCTTTTGCTCTAGGTGCATCACCTTTTGCGTTATCTACTACTCCTTGCATCCTTGCACAAAAACTATCGTGCCTACTTCCACTCTTTTGTGGTGCTTGTAAATTAGCATTGTTCTTACGATTGTATTCTGCTCTGCCTTTAGCAGTCATCCCTGCACCCTGTTCTGTAGGTAAATAATTCCTATCCTTACCCTTTGTAGTCTTTTCTATTGCAGCTTCAATCTGGTCTCTACGACTCATGATTTAAACTTTAGCAAATAAATTGTGGTGTCGATCTCTTGAGCAATGTTATCAATTAATTGCACAATTTCAGAGTCTTTAGG